GCCATCGAGGACATCGTCGGCGCCAGCAACAAGCTGTCCAAGAGCCTGGCCGGCCAGAACGAAGAGAGCAAGGGCGCGGCGCAGGCCATCGCGGCGCTGGGCCTGGACTTCAACAAGTTCAAGGCGCTGTCGCCAGAGCAGCAGATGCTCGACCTGGCAAAGGCCATGAATCGGTTCGAGGACGGTTCGGGCAAGAGCGCCGCGGCCATGATGCTGCTGGGCAAGGAGGGGGCTCGGATGCTCCCCTACTTGAAGGACCTGGCGGAGGAAGCAGCGCGCATCGAAGCGGCGCTGACCGACCAGGAGAAGGCCACCAAGGCCGCGCAGGCGGCCATGGCCGACGCCTTTGGTGACAACCTCACCGCGCTGCGCAAGAACGGCGAGGGCTGGCGCAAGGACATGGCGCTGGGCCTCATGCCGGCCCTGTACGAGGCCAGCGATGCCTTGAAGGCCATGATGGGTGGCACAGGTGGCCTGCGTGAGCAGATCCACAAACTGGCGGCCGACGGCACGCTGGCCGGCTGGGCGCGCGGCGCCATGGTGGCCTTCAGCTATCTCATCGACGTGGGCCAGGGGCTGTTCACCGTCATCCCGATGATCGGCAAGGCCATCGCCGGCCTGGTGGCCGGCACCTCGGCTGCGTTTGGTGCGGTGTTCGAAGCCTTCGACAAGCTCAAATCCGGCGACCTGTCAGGCGCTTGGGATGCACTAAAAGCCGGGGTCACGGGCGTGCGCACCGTCGCCGCGGAGACCGCTGCCGACATCAGCAACCTGTGGGGGCAGAAGCTGCTGGGGCAGACCTTCCGCGACCGCATGGCGGACATCGAAGGCGTGGGCGTGGCAGCCCAGGACGTGAAGCCCAAGCTCAACCTGGCCGAGCCCCTTGAAAAGACCGACAAGGCCGCCAAGGCCGCCCACGACAGCATGGTCGGCCTGGTGGGCAAGATCGGCGAGCTGATCGCGCAGCAGACCCTGCAGCTCACCACCGGCGACAAGCTGACCGCCTCGGACAAGCTGCGCATTGACGTGATGGCCAAGCTCACCGGCGGCCAGCTCGAAGCCGCGCTGGCCGCGCTGAAAGTGGCCGACGCGCAGGCCGATCTCATCGCCAACGCCAAGGCCGAGGAGCAGGCGGTGGCGGCGCTGTACAAGGTGCGCCAGCAAGAGGCCGAACAGGCCCAGCGCCGTGCCGACGACCTGGTGGGCCAGGTCCAGCGCCAGGAAGAAGAAAACCTGCGCCTGGGCATGACGGCCGATGCCTACGCGCAGCTGGAGATGGCGCGCCTCAAAGACCAGCAGCGCCTGGCCGACCTGGCGGTGCAGCAGGACGAGTACCTGGGCCTGTGCAACGCCGAAACCGAGGCCCACCGCCAGACCGCGCAAGCCCTGGGCGACCTGGTGGCGGCGAAGGAGCAGAACGTCTACCTGCAGGGCGCGCAGGCCGCTGTCGCCGCGTGGAAGAGCGCGGCCGACGCCATCGGCAGCGGCATCACCAACGCCTTGATGGACGCCTTCAGCACCGGCGGCAACTTCTTCGAAAAGCTGTGGCACGGCATCGTGGCCACCTTCAGGAACACCACGCTGAACCTGGCCGTCAACGCGGTGCAAAACGGCATCACCAGCCTGGTGCAGGGCGCCGGCTCGGCGGCCATCAACGGCTACAAACAGACCGGCACGCTAATGGGCGGCGCCAATTCCGTCTATCAGTACGGCAGCGGGTTGTTCGGTAGCGGCGCAACCTACGGCGCGGGCACCACCACGATGGCCGGCTCGGCGGCCTATGGGGGCGCTGCAGCCGAGGTCACGGGCGCAGAGGGTGTGGGCGCCGCGGGGGGCGGCTCCATGGCCGCCTACGCTGGTTACGCGGCGCTGATCTATGCCGCCGTGAAGCAAGGCGAGGCGGACTACGCCAAGGGCCACAACCGCGCCCAGGCCGAGCAGGGCGAGAACGCCCTGATCGGGGGCAATGCCGGCGAGTTCACACCCACCGCGTTCACCGCCTGGTGGATGGACAAGCTCGGCCTGAACGAGAAGTGGACCAGCATTCTGTCGGGCTCCACGATGGTGGCCCGCGGCATGTCCGACCTGGGCCTGATCCGCACGCAGCACCAGGGCAGCGTGGTGGGCGTCGACGCCGCCGGCAATGCCAGCACGCTGATGGGCGACAGCTCGCAGATCACCGCCAACTATTCCGAGGGCCTGGACGGGGCCCTGCGCGTGCTGGCCAGCACCAGCACCGGCATGGTCAAGGACCTGGACGCGCTGTTCGGCAACACCGGCACGTTCACCGCGGTGGCCAAGTTCGCCAGCGATGGGCACGACCCATCGATTGGCCAGTTCGCGCTGCAGAACAACGGCACGCAGATCGGCTATGTCGGCAACGGCGCCGACTACGCCAGGTACGCCGACGACGCCGCGACCGCGCTCGACGCCTATGCCAACGATGTGGCCCGCGCCACGCGCGATGCGTTGAACACCTTGGCCTTGCCCCAGTGGGCCAAGGACCAGATCGACGGCGCCAAGGGCGAGCTGGACTTCAAGGGCCTATCGGATCTGGTGGGCGACATCACGCGCACCCAGGGTGCGTTGAAGTCGATGGGTGAGGCCCTGCTGCCGCTGGGTGGCGCGTTTGGCCGCGTGGCCGCGGCCAGCAGCGATGCCCAGTTCGACCTGGCCGCGCTGGCGGGGGGCATCGACGCGCTGCGCAGCAAGGCCGCGGGGTACGTGGCCAACTACTACACGGCCGACGAGCAGGCGGCCATCACGGCGGTCGACCTGATGAAGCAGATGGCGGCCGTCGGCATCGACGCCAGCGTGGCCACCCGCATGTCGGACCTGCGCACGCTGATGGACACCCTCAACCCGAACGCCGCCGAGGACAGGGCCAAGATGGTGGCCCTGCTCAACGTGCAGGCCGAGTACGCCCCGGTGGGCCAGTACCTCGAAGAAAACCAGATGACGCTGGGCGAGCTGGCCAGCCAGGCGCCGCAGACCATCGCAGCCCTGGAGGCCATCCGCACGCCTACCGAGCTGACGGCCGACGCCACGCAGCAGACGGCCGCGTCCACCGCGGTGGTGGCCGACGCCGCGCAGCAGACGGCCACCGCCGTGACCGAGATCGCCGCCGCAACCACTGAGCAGACCGACGCCATCGAGACCGGCATGGGCCGCATGATTGCGCTGCTGACCGAAGTCGCGGCCCGGCTCACGGCAATAGATCGCGCGCTGGTGCACGCGGAGGCCGCCACGTGAGCGGTGTCAAGCGCTTTGTGGCGGAGATCACGCTCACCACCGACGACAGCGGCGGCACCACCACCTTCTATCTGGCCACGACGGGGTTTTGCACGTCGTCCGCCGACACGCCTTCCGACGCCTACATCCCCAGCCGGCTCATCAGCGCCGGGGTCTTCTCGCGTTCGCTGTTTGCAGGTGGGCGCGTGACCGGCGCGGTGAAGCCCAATTTCGGCGATCTGCTGATCGCCAATGACGACGGGGCCTACGACGACTGGCTGGGCTACGGCGTGGCGGGTGGCCAGGTCATCGTGCGCTGGGGCGATGAGAGTGCAGCGTACCCGGCGGGCTACTCCACGGTGTACGTGGCCTATGTCCACAGCCTCAAGGCGGACATGAACCAAGAATTCGGCAGCAGCATCCAGCTGCGCATGCGCAGCCGCGATTACCTGCTGGACCGGCCCATCCTCACCGCCAGCTTCGCTGGCACGGGTGGCCTGGAGGGCAGCAGCGCGCTGGCCGGCAAGCTAAAGCAGTTCGTCAGCTCAGACCCCGGCTACATCCCGGTGACGTTGATCAACGCCGCCCTGCAGCTGTACTTTGTGCAGAGCACCGGCACCGGCGGGGTGGCCGCGTCGTTCAAGTGCTACCAGGGTGGGGTCGAGACCACGCGGGGCGCCGACTACACCAGCGACAGCGATTGCCTGACCAACGCACCAGCCGCGGGGCAGTGCCGCTTCTGGTTCGGCGCGGGCGGCAACGGGCCGGTGTACCTGCGGCTGGCCGCGGCGCCGCAATACGACCTGCGCGTGTATGCGTTGGGCTATCAATCGGGCGGTGGCGCATGGTCGTTCACGGCGCTGGCCGCGGTGGCCGGCATCAGCGGGGGTAGCGGCAGCGGGATGCTGAGCGCGCAGATGGTGGACGACCCCACGGTGACCTACGCCCAGGTCATGAGCGATGCCTGCGGGGCCAGCTTTGGGTACTTCGGCATGACGCGCCTGGACGCGTTTGTGGCCGCGACGTTTGACGTGCCAGGGGTCACCGCGGCCGCGACATGGGACATCCACAGCGCCTGGCGATGGCAGCGCAACCCGCCGCCGGATTGCGACGTGCCCGTGGCGCGCGTGTCTGTGCAAGCGGGCCGGACCTGGCCCGCCCAGGTGCAGGCGGGGGCCTCGGACACGATGAAGGACTATCTGCAGCGCACGCCCGTGTGGAGCGCGTTCACGGCCAGCTCAGCGTCCACCGCGCTGGCCAACCCCGGCGCACAAGCGTTTCAGGTGCAGCTGAATGGCCGGCACTTCCAGTCGCAGGTCGACCAGAGCACCTTCGCCGCGGGCTTCTTCGCACGCTTCGGCGTGCGGCGCGACTACTGGACCCTGGCCGTGCAAATGAGCGATGCCAACCTGGCCGTGGAGCTGTGCGACACGGTGCAGATCAAGCTGCCCCGGTACGGCCTGGACGCGGGAAAGTTCATGCGGGTGATCTCGCAGCAGATCGACTGTGACCGGCGAGAAATAACTTTCGGAGTGTGGGGCTGACATGGCATCTCTCTTGCTCGGCACCCCCAATCGCATCGACGGCGCCACCTTGGCCGGCGGGTCGTGGCGCGCGGCTTTGCCACTGGCCAACGTCGCCGACGGGCAGTTTGCCAAGGTGGCGCGCAGCACCGACGCCACGCTGGCCAGCACGCAGTTCGACGCCGACCTCGGCACCGCGCGGGCGCTGCGCGTCGTGGCGCTGAGCAATCACAACCTTGGCCGGTACTCCACCTGGCGCGTGACGCTGGGCAGCGCCGCGGGCGCTTCTGACCTGTTCGACAGCGGGTGGCTGTCGGTGTGGCGCATGACGCTGGACACCGAGCTGCTGCGCTGGGAGAGCCCCGCCTGGTGGGTGGGCGTGGCCAGCGACGAGTACATCGGCGCGCCCTTTCCGGCCCTGTACGCGCTGCCGGACTGGTACAGCGCCAGGCACGTGCGCATCGAGATCAACGACACCGCCAACGCGTCGGGTTATGTGCAGATCGGCCGCGCGCACGTCTGTAACGCCATCCAGCCGGCCGTCAATGCGAGCTATGGCCTGTCGGATGGGTGGACGGATCTCAGCACCAACACGCGCGCCGAGAGCGGGGCCCGCTGGTTTACGGCGCGCCGCCGCGTGCGCACGGTGCGCTTCCAGCTCGACCAGGCATCGCTGGCCGAAGGCGATGTGATGCACGAGCTGATGCGCAGCGCCGGCACCGTGGGTGAGGTGGTGTATGTGCCCGACCCCGGCGACCTGGCAGCGAGCCAGCGCTACGGGTTCGCTGGCCGCCTGTCGCAGCTCAGTGGGCTGGACTACCCGCGCTCCGCGCGTCGCGCCCTGTCGTTTGCCATTGAGGAGATCATCTGATGACGGCCGTCACCATCCAGGGGCACGACTACAGCGACGACGGCACCAACCCGCGGGACATGCTCAACGGCGGGCACCGCACGTGGTTCTTCCCGCTGGTGCAAGACGTAGTCGCCACGGCCAGCGCGGTGGCATCCGATGCAACATTGGCAGCCACCAGCGCTTCGAATGCAGCGGCCGTGGCCGGCAGTACGCAGGGCACGTCGACCACATCGCTGACCGTCGGCACGGGCGCGCGGACGCTCACCACCGGCACCGGCAAACAGTTTTCGCTCGGCAGCTACGTCACGATCTCGCGCACGTCGGCGCCGGCCACGCTCATGCACGGCGTGGTCACGGCTTACAACAGCGGCACGGGCGCGCTGAGCGTCAGCGTCGGCGTGGCGGCCGGCAGCGGCACGTTCACGGATTGGACGGTCGGGCTGTCGGGCCCGCAGGGCGCCACCGGCCCCACCGGCAACGGCAACATCCCGTATGCCGCAAAAACCACCGCTTACACCGTGGTCGCGGGCGACGCGGCCAAGCTCATCGATGCCACCAGCGGCACCTGGACGATGAGCTTCCAGGCGTGCGCGACGCTGGGGGCCAACTGGGCGACCTACGTGCGCAACAGCGGCCCGGGCGACATCACGCTGGACCCGAATGCCGCGGAGACCATCGACGGGCTGACGTCGTTTGTGATGTACCCCGGCGAGACGCGGCTGGTGATGTGTGATGGCAGCGTGCTGCGTTCGGTGGTGCTGCGCCCCTTCACGCGCACGTTCACCGGCACGGGCACATTCACCAAGCCACCGGGCTATCAGCTGCTGGGCGTGCAAGCGTGGGGCGGCGGCGGCAGCGGCGCCAAGGCCAGCGCGTCCAACTACGCAGCAGGTGGGGGCGGCGGGGCGGGCCCCATGGGCATGCTGCCGGCCAGCAGCGTGGGGGCCACCGAGACCGTGACCATTGGCGCAGGTGGCGCGGGGCCGACAGCGGCGAACACCAGCGGCGCGGCGGGCGGCACCACATCCTTCGGCAGCCTGCTGCTGGCCTATGGCGGCGGCGGCGGATTCCAGGCGGCGCCGCAGGCGGGCGGCGGCGGCGGCGGCGGCACAACGTCGGCGGGGTCGATTGGCTCCACCACCACCGGCACAGGTGGCGGTGGCGTCATCGGCAGCGCCGGGGGGTCCAACACGCAGGCGGGCCTGTATGGCGGCGCCGCGGGCGGGACTTCCAACGTGGGCGGCGGCTCGCCAAGCGAGGCGTGGTACGGCGGCGCCGGCGGCGCCGCGCTGGCCAATGGCACTTTCGCGGGTGTGGCCGGCGGGGCATCGCGCTTTGGGGGCGCGGGCGGGGCATCGGTGCAGGCCTCATCGGGTGGCGACGGCGTAGCCCCCGGCGGCGGAGGTGGCGCGACGCAGACCGGCACAAAGGCTGGCGACGGTGCGCGCGGCGAGTGCCGCGTGTGGGGGGGCATCTGATGGCACGCTACGCACTCATCCAGGCCGGCAAGGTCATCAACATCATCGAGGCCGATGCCGACACGGCGGCGGCCTTGGGCGCCGTAGCGGCGCCTACGACATCCATCGGCGACCTGTGGGATGGCTCGGCCTTCACGCCGGCCGCGCTGGTGGTGCCGGTGCCTGCGGTGGTGACCCGGCGCCAGGCCAAGCAGGCGCTGTTGCTGACCGGCAAGCTGGCGCTGGTGCAGCCGGCCATCGACGCCATCGCCGACGCCACGCAGCGCCAGCTGATCCAGATCGAGTGGGACGACTCGCAGACGTTTGAGCGATCGCGGCCCACCCTCATCGCGCTGGCCACCGGCCTGGGCATGTCCAGCGCAGACCTCGACGCCCTCTTTGTTCTAGCAACCAACCTGGAGTGAACATGCCGATCAAGACCACCACCATCAAAGCCACGGACGTCGCACTCGACCTGGTCCACAAGCGCGACACCGGCGCCCGCACGGCTGGGTCAGCAGTGTGCTGGCCAAGGTCCTGGCGCGCGTGCCGCAGGCCGAGCAGGACTCGCTCATGGTCCACGGGCTGGAGACCGTGACCTTTTCCTACGTGCACCACCTCACGGAGGCCGAAACGCTGGCCGAGCGTGTGGCCGCGATGGAGCAGCGGGCCCGCGCCATCGAGCGCCTGCTGCCGGAGGCCGGTGCCGGCATGACGCCGGACCAGGTGGGCAAGCTGCGCACGCTGCTGGCTGGCGTCTGATGGCCTGGCCCCCGCGGCCGCGGGGCCGCGCCGGCTTTCAACGGGGGGTGAGGATGGATCTGGATATCGAGAAGCTGGGGCGCAACCCCTTCATGGCCGGCGCGCTGGGCGCGCTGGCCACGCTGCGTTTTGCGCCTGGCGCGAGCTGGTGGGAGCGCGCCACCAACGTATTGGCCGGCAGCGTGTGCGCGGGCTACTGTGCGCCGGCCCTGGCCGAGTGGTGGCGCGTAACGCAGCCGGGCATTCACGCCGCGCTGGCGTTTGGCGTGGGCATGTTCGGGCTGAGCCTGGTGGCGTCCATCACGCAGGGCATCCGCGAGACCCGGGTGGCAGAAATCATCGCCGGCTGGTTTGGCCGCGGGAAGGGGTGATGCGCATGGAAATCCTGATGAACATCAACGCCGCGGCCAGCCTGGCGCTGGCGCTGCTGGCCGCGGGTGCCGTCATCTCGCCGCGGGTGCGCGACGGGGTCGTGGTCAAGCTCGGGCTGATCCTGCTGGCGCTGGGCGCCGCGGGCCTGGGCATCGCGCTGGCCACCGGCGGCCCCAT